GCAATGCCCAGATGCAGTGGTGTTAGGATTTACCATGGCAGATAGGATTGAATTTAAGACTACAAATTTTACATACACTAAGAACAAATGGTACAGTAGCAAACATGACGGCCACATGAACGCAGATGAAAAACTAGCAGTTGATTATTATCAAGCCACAGTATGTCAAGAAATGATGTTGTTCAAAAGTTTTTTAACAGTTAGAAGTTTGTTGTTAACTTGTGAGAAACAAAAAATACCATATGCGTTTACTTTAAATGGACTTTGGGATTCAAGCACTAAATGTCTAATAGATGAACCTTGGAAAGCCATTTACGAAAATGAAATTATGACATTAGGTGAATTTGCTAAACACCAAACTCCAACTACGTTTGCTGGATATTCAAATTGGAAAGCCAGTCCAGGTTTTCACGTAGATGATCCTGCTTGGCAAAAAAGATTTGCCCAAGAGGTAAGAGAAATATTACAACAACCCATTGACAATACTATACAAATAGTATAAAATAAAACCATGCGCATACTAACACTAGATAACTCTCCTTACGATCTAGATCATCTGCCCGAACAGGTAGAAGACATGAGATTTGCAATACTAGACAATTCAGATCCTGCCAATCCAGACTATCATTATATTCCATTAATCTTTTTGGAAAGTTTTAATGCACCTGCACTGGTGCTACAGATAGGTACCAACAGAATTCGAATGCCTGTAGACTGGCAAATACTCATTGGAGAACCTGATGTGGGCGACTTAGAAATACTGCCATTAACGTCAATCAATGATCGCGGATTTAGAGCATTCCAATTCAACCCATTAAGCAGTTTCCGTCCCTCCTTTCCTAACATAGAAATTGTAGACGTGTATCAAGAAGTGGCTTGGTATGCACCCAAACTCAAGAACGGACAGATGTTGTGTGTGCCCATAGACGACAGTTCAACTCCGGACTGTGTGTACTTTGTAAAAGACGTTAGTCGTAACTGCGAGATCGTGGACTATAATAAAGCGTGGTAGATAATGGGACAACTCAAGCCAGGTGCCACTTACATATACGAAAGAGCCGACGGTGTGGTGTACGCTCGCGAGTCAGGCGCTGATCCCAGTACCCGAAAAGTAGTAGGATACGAAAACGGTCGTGAGTATGATCCCATAAACGGACACCGTATTGACTATGACTCAAGAACCAGCGACGGAAGACCCTTGCGTGATCACATGTTAGAAGACCAACTGTGGGGTGAGATCCGTCGAGAGGCCCGCACCAATCCCACTTTACAAGACGCACTGGAACGTGCTATAATGATCTATCAATTGAGCAAAGAAAATGAGTGACAAACTAAACATTGCTAATGAGATGCGTATGTTTGACCGCAAGGTCAGAACATTCTATGACGATCTTACCGCAGAAGAAAAGAAAAAGTTTTCAAACTATCTCATGATACGCTGGGGCTCAGCCGTAGAAGGATCACGTGAACTGCAAGAGTTCTATGTAATCGCTACCAATGAACGATTGAACAAACACTTCTTTGATGTAGCCAAGCATCCTGGCCTACAATGGCTCATGGCCACAAGCGTGAGTCCAGGGCTGGGTACACCAAGACATCCGTGGATCGCCCCTAAAAAGAAAGAAGCAGGTCTCAGCGCCAAACGCAAAGCATTAGTGGCCATGTATCCAGACTACAAAGATGACGAAATAGATGTCATGTGCCAAATCACAACACAAAAAGAAATAGACGAGTACAACAAGCAAGCAGGTAATGAAAAGAAATGACATTCACGTGCGAGTATTGCAAGAAAACATTTGCTAGAGAAACTAGCATAGCAGTTCATGCATGTGAACCCAAGCGCAGACGTTTGAGCCGAGATGAAGCAGGTGTGCGTATGGGTTTCCAGGCCTATATCAAGTTCTATGAAACCATGCAAGGCTCGGCCAAAAACAAAACATACGATGACTTTTGTGACTCGCCTTACTACAGAGCATTTGTGAAATTTGGCAACTACTGTGTGAACACTAGAGTGGTGGCGCCAGATCGTTTCATGGCCTGGTTACTGAAAGCACAAAAGAAAATTGATCATTGGTGCAGTGACAAAGTTTACACAGAGTATCTTGTGGAATACCTGCGTGTGGAAGCAGTGGCAGATGCCTTGGCTAGAGCAGTAGAATACAGCATGCGTTGGGCAGAAGAAACAGGTAATCCTGCACATGATTGGTTGCGCTATGGCAATACCAATGCCTTATGTTATGCTGTCACAGCAGGACGCATTTCACCTTGGGTGATCTACAATAGTGAATCAGGACAAAAGTTCTTAATTGAGTTAAGCACAGAACAAGTACAAATGATATGGCCCTACATTGACTCAGATGCTTGGCAACGGAAGTTCTCAAACTATCCAGCGGATCAAGAGTATGTAAAAGATATATTAGCAAAAGCAGGATGGTAACATGATCAAGAACCTAAACCCCGGAAGTGGCATAAGCATTAACAATAACCACAGTACCTGGCCTAGTTTTTACAACACAGTTACTAGCACAGGAAACGGTTTGGTGGGACAACTTCGCTACAATGGCAGCAGTCAAAACCTAGAGGTCTATGACGGTAACTCATGGATACTGATGAATTCAGCGTATCCAACTATTGAACTTGCTCCGCATGTGCAGGCCGTGGTGGCCTGGGCACAGACAAAGATGGCCGAAGAATCACGCATGAGAGAACTGGCCGCAAAGCATCCTAGTGTAGCAGACGCACTTGAAGCACTGAAGCGAGCCGAAGAGCAAGTTCAGATTGTGACAGCATTGGTGCAAGAATAATGCAACATCCATTGATCTACTGCAATGGCGATAGTTACAGTGATGAAAACTATCACCCAACATTGAAAAATAAAACATATGCACATGTGATTGGTCAATATTTACAAGGATTTACTATCAACAATGCAATACGTGGCAGTTGTAATAGACGCATCATAAGAACCAGCATTCATGATTTAGTGCATCAAAGAAAGTTAAATCCCGATCAAAAAATAATTGCATTAATAAGTTTGTCTTTTGAACTTCGAAGTGAGATTTGGATAGATAACATTGTACCACAGACTGTGGTTGAGTCAAACTTTCGAACGCACTTGTTTTCAAGAGAAGTAAATTGGCGCGAACTACTGTTGGCAAACAAAGATATCGATCCAACTGGACCCAAGAGTAGAATTGACCAAGAGTTTTTTGACAGTTACAGCAAAGGTCGTGCTTACTTTTACAGTCCATATGCAGAAAGAACAAATTTATTGTGCGATTGTTTGATGTTTCAATCCTTGATGAATCAACTGAATATACAGTTTTTGATGTTTCAAGGACCAAAGGCAGAAAAATTGCAACAAGAATATCTATTAGATTTTTTTAAATCGAATCTCAACAACGAGAACTTTTTTGATTTTGAGACATTTGGTTTTGCAAGTTGGTGTCACCAACAAGGTTTTGATCCATTAGATTACAAAGATCGGCCCAACATTGGACACTACGGGCCAGACGCACATAGGGCATTTGCAGAACAAATTCTTATACCACATTTACAAAAAATATGAGCGCAGATATTGACATAGATTTTGGTAACAGAGAGTTGGTGCTGAAATTAATTCAGCATACTCCGGCACGACAAAGCAATGGGCAAAAACACAACTCAGGGATCTATGTCACAGACATACCACAAGATCCCATTAACCGCTGTGCGGCATTGGATTATGAAACTGCTGAACAGCGCGGTTACTTCAAATTGGACTTTTTGAACATGAGTGTGTACAGTCTGATAAAGGATCCTGCACACTATGAATCAATGTTGACCGCAACACCACCTTGGCAACGACTGTGGTCTGATCCGGAGTGGGCAAGGCAACTTGTACACGTAGGGAATTACACTGACCTTTTGGCACACATGAAGCCAGATTCGATACCTAGAATGGCGGCATTTATATCTATTATTCGTCCGGGCAAGGCACATTTACAAAAGAAACCATGGACAGAAGTATTTGCGTCAGTATGGAACGGAGATGACTCAAAAGGCTATACATTCAAAAAGAGTCATAGTATTTCTTATGCGGCTCTAGTGTCCTTGCATATGAATCTGATTAATCAACCCGACGAACAAGTGTAATACTCTTTCTTTTGCTCTTCTTGCGAGCAATGTCATTCAAACTGCACACAGGGCCGTGCAAGATTTCTAAGTCTTTGTTGGCAAATGTTCTCAACGTAGGACGAAACAGATCCCACTCTCCACGCAGGAATATGTTGATAGGTATACTTCTATTGCTTTCCCACCACCAAGTGTTGGCTAGGTCTATAAATCTGCGCTTTGATTCTTGATCTTGTATTGCTCCAAAGTCGTAGATGGTAGTGATAGCGTCATCTCGATTTTGCACTATGCCCACATATTCATTGCTGGCGTAGATGCACAAGGTTATAAATGGATATTTTTCTGCTAGTTTTTGAAACAAATCACTGCCCATAATTTTTGGTTCGGTTTATTTATACGCAGATATTTTAGGTAAATATTTGGAACTATGTACTCAACCACTGCCTACATTTATCAACAGATCCAAAGAATTTTGCTTATAGACACCGCAGGCGAGGGTGAGGTATTTGTCCGGAGGTGGGAACCAGTGTACGCAAAAAAACTAACAATCAACAAGGGCGTGGACAACGTGATCTTGTTTGAATTCATAAATCAAGATCAAAAACCTGTGAACATCACCGGCAGTACCTTGATGTTTAGATTGATCAACTTGCAAGGCGATGTGCAGTTGCTGGAAAAAGAAATGGTCATACTCAATGCCGCATATGGTCGTGCCAAAGTCACACTCAGTGCCGCAGACACCACAGAACTGCCCACAGAACCTGCCAGTTATTCCATAGACAGAACCAGTGGCAACCTAACAGAAGCAGTATTTGTGGACGCACAAGCACAGGCTCGTGCAGATGTAGACATACAAGATTCAGTGTTACCTGAGTTTGTGCCCAGCCACACAGTAACAGTGCCCACTATATATGGTCCTGAAATTTATGTGAACCCTGTGTATGCCGGCAACTATCCTGATTGGGCACTTAACCCGCCTCCTGTGGGCAATGTACAACCCAATCCCGAACGTTATTCAAGTTTCGTCCCTACTACAGGTTCAAGTTTGACTACATTTCAATTGACCTTTGATCATTACACTGGCAACATCAAAGCCCAAGCGGCAGAAAATTACGAAAGTGTCTGGTATGATGTTACAGATATCTACAGTTACTACAACAAAACAGGTGTGGATTATATCAATGTGCTGGGTTATCATCCCTTATTGCGACTGGATCTCAACAGTTATTCCGGCGCAGAAATTGTGGGTCCTGCCACCGCCAATGCCCAGGCTGCCAATGGTGTTATCACAGGCATCACAGTGACCAATTCGGGCAACGGTTATCTAGCACCACCCAAAGTTTCAATTGTGGGCTTGGGTGCAGGCGCTGTGGCAGAAGCAGAAATTACTGGAGGACAAGTATCGGCCATAAATGTAATAAACGGAGGCCAAGGTTACACCCCCTCTCCTGCTCAGCCTACTGTACCGGCCGCAGTATTCATCACAACAGGGGCTGTAACAGACATCATTTGTAGATGACTTTTAAAAAAATAGTTGGGTTTGGTGATTCATGGATGTACGGAGATGAGTTGTTGGATCCTGTGCTGATCCAACAGCACCCAGATGCGCATAGTTGTTGGCACCAAAACGATCAATACCGTAAGAGTCATAACTTTTTAGGATTGGTCGGACAACATTACAAGGTTTCTGTAGAAAATTTTGGCATAGCCGGCGGCAGCATGCAAAGTTCTATATGGACTTTTCTTTGGTGGTTGGAACACGAGCCCTGTCCTGAAGACTGCTTGGTTATAGTAGGACATACCGATTCTGATAGATTGAGTTTTTACAATCCTAATCATCAGAGTTACGCCAATGATCCTCCTTGGAACAAGTTCATACACTCAACTTGGGTACAGTATGGATCAAGTGTTGTGCCAGAAGAATTTAGGACTATGGTCAAACAACAGTTGGTATTGACCAATTGTGCTGAGTTGGCTAGGCTCAATCATATGCAGACTTTGTTGTTTTTCGACGGTGTGGCAGCCAGGAAAAATATAACTGTAATGCAGTTTCATATCATGCCAGCCGACAATCAACTAGACCTTCCTACTGAGATTTGGCCTGGCTTTTCAACTACTATGTGGTTTCGTGACCACCCAAATAATCAAAATCGAGAACTGATCATGCCCGGAGGTCATCCTAACGAAATTGGGCATCGAATGATTGCTGACAAGTTGATTTTGACCATAGATTCTGCTACAATGTAGCAATGCTTGATATACTTCAGTACCTACCTGCGAAACGAAAACCCAGTCCACAAGGTTGGATTAGTTTCAATGCAGTGTGTTGCACTCACAACAGCAACTCACAAGATCGTCGTGGTCGCGGTGGCATCAAAGTTACCGAAGCAGGATGGAGTTATCACTGTTTCAACTGCTCGTACACAGCCAGTTTCATACTAGGGCGCACAGTGGGCTTCAAGGCCCGAAGATTACTGGGATGGATGGGCGTGCCAGAAAATGAGATTGACATGCTCAATCTTGAAAGTCTACGGCACCGTAGCATACACGGCATACTGGAAGATCGTCAACGAATATTCAATGCACTCAGTGATATCAAATTTGAAGAATATGATGACCTACCGCCATTTGCCGAAGTGGTCACGCCAGAGTTTCCACTATACTGGGATTACATTCGTCGACGTGGAGTACCTGAAGACTTTCCCATAATGACTGCCATTAAGAATGACGGCATTCATTGGGTTCGACCGTTTGTGTTGGTGCCGTTCACATACGATAACAAGGTGGTGGGTTGGTGTGCTAGGTTTTTGGATGACAAACAGCCCCGGTACATCAATCACTCACAACCCGGTTATGTGTTTGGCACAGACTTGCAACATGCCAACTGGCAACATGTGTTGGTGATGGAAGGCATCTTTGATGCACTCTCAATTGGTGGACTTGCTGTGATGCACAACACCATCAGCGATAGTCAAGCAAGATTGATACGCAGTCTTGGGCGTGAGGTAACTGTGGTACCCGATCAAGACATCGCAGGTGTGGAACTGATTGACCGTGCTGTGGAACTGGGTTGGGCAGTGAGCATACCTGAGTGGCCTGAGGGTTGCAAAGATGTCAACGACGCTGTGATAAAACTAGGACGATTGGGGGCCTTGCTAACTATAATGCAGGCAAGAGAAGTCAGTAAGATTAAAATTGAAATAAGGAAGAAGCAACTTGTTAAAAGAATACGGACTTGACGTCCAGAGACTATTTCTAGAAATGATGCTAGAAGACGCAACAAGTTATGTGCGTGTTCAAAATATCTACAACCCGCAGAACTTTGACCGGAGTTTAAGACCAGCGGCTGAATTTATCAAAGAGCACTCAGACAAACACAAGACAATGCCAGACCGCACACAAATTGCGGCAACCACAGGCGTTAAATTGCAACCAGTTCCAGACTTGAATGAAGGACATTTTGACTGGTTCATGGGCGAGTTTGAAGCATTTACCCGACGTCAAGAACTTGAACGTGCCATATTGAAATCAGCAGACTTGCTGGAAAAAGGCGAATTTGAACCTGTTGAAAAACTCATCAAAGATGCAGTACAAATATCACTCACCAAAGACATGGGCACGGATTACTTTGCTGATCCTAAGGCTCGCATTGAGAAGTACTTCAACTCGGGCGGGCAAGTGTCAACAGGATGGCCACAACTGGACAGATTGTTGTATGGCGGGTTCAGTCGTGGAGAACTCAATATTTTTGCCGGAGGTTCTGGATCAGGCAAATCACTTGTGATGATGAACATTGCATTGAACTGGCTACAACAAGGACTGAGTGGGGTGTACATTACACTAGAACTTTCAGAAGAACTCACAAGTTTGCGCACTGATGCTATGTTAACAAACATGAGTACCAAGGACATTCGCAAAGACATGGACACAACCGAACTCAAGGTCAAGTTAGTGGCCAAAAAGTCGGGCAACTATCAGGTCAAAGGTTTGCCGGCACAGAGCAACATTAACGACATTCGTGCATACTTGAAAGAGTATCAAATTCAAACAGGTAAGAAGGTAGACTTTGTGATGATTGACTATTTGGACTTGCTGATGCCTGTGAGTGCAAAAGTATCGCCCAATGACTTGTTTGTTAAAGATAAGTATGTGAGTGAAGAACTACGTAACTTGGCCAAGGAACTGAGTGTGTTAATGGTAACAGCGTCACAGTTGAATCGTAGTGCTGTGGAAGAAGTTGAATTTGACCACTCGCACATTTCAGGTGGTATCTCTAAGATCAACACAGCAGACAACGTGTTTGGTATCTTTACATCACGTGCCATGAAAGAGCGTGGCAAGTATCAAATTCAATGCATGAAGTCGCGTAGTAGTACCGGCGTAGGTCAAAAGATTGATTTAGAATACAACATCGAAACCATGCGTATTACAGATGAAGGTGGTGACGAGCGAGATAACTTCCGTGGTGGTGCCAAGCCCAGTATCATGGATTCAATCAAGGCCAAGAGTCAAGTCAAAACTACCGAAGAAAGTGAATCCTCTACATCACCTTGGGAACGTGCCAAGCCCAAGGAAGATTTTGATCTAGAAGCACCCAAAGTCACAGCAGATGTACAAAGTGCAAAACTAAAACAACTACTAGGACAGATCAAGCATGGATGACATCACCGTTAATGTCATTTCTCCTAAGAATCGAATTGAAATTGAAGATATACCATCTCAAGGTAAAAGATCCGTAATATGGCTACATGACATTGTGCCTCATCAAAATATTGACCCTAATAAATTATTGGTCGAAGAAAAACAACGATTAGAATCATTTGATTGGTTTCAAAATGATCATTTTTTTGTTTTAGATAGTTATGTAGGTTTGCCTGATACTACAAAATTGTTGTACTTGCCACTATATCTTTATTCGGAAGCAAAACAATACAGTGAAGTTTTTAAAAATCTAAAACTTGATTTTCCAAAAAAAAAATATGCACTTAATTGTTGTTCAAACTATCCTCGACCACATAGGATCGTTGCCAGTTGTTGGTTGGCCAACTATGGCAGCCAATTTCAATTCACATATACTCAGTCTTGGACTCAATCTGATTTTTTAGATCATTTGAATGAATTTTTACAAATAGGTAATATTGTAGATTGGACATATTCATTTGGGCCAACTATCAAAATGCTAGATAAATTATATAAAGGCACAGTGCCTAATTTAAAAAACGTACAATATGTCCCATCTATAAATTTTGAAAAAAACATAAAATATCTAGTAGACCAGTCAGTTTTCAGTTTGGTTCTTGAATCAGATACCTGGGAAAAACAATGTGTCCTCTCAGAAAAATATCTACAGGCTGTATATGGAGGCACTATACCAATATTATTTGGTTATGGTAGTTATGACATTTTGGATAACATGGGACTTGATAGTTTTAAAGATATAATAAACACCTCAAATCAATACGAGCCTAATTTAGTTACAAGAACTTGGAAAATATTGTCAGACAATGCTGACATGTTTAACCACGCAACTGAATTAATCAGAGATCCACAAATTCAAAAAAGAATACAAAACAATTTGAACATTGTGAGAAATTATCATGATTGGTTAGTAAAGTCTATTCTAAACTGTAACAGTCATGCGACTATTGAAAAATTTTTGAAAATTCAAAATCAAATTGAGCAGAAACTTAAATGGTCACTAATGGGAAAGATTAACAAAACACACTACAAAATAGTGGTTGATGAGATCATAGCCCACAGCACCAAAATAAACTAATGGGCAAAATAAACTAAATAATTCAAAGGTCACCGCCCTGATGCAGAAAAAAACACGCAGTTTGCTAGAAGAATTAGATTCAATGTATGTTGAGCGTGAGCGCCATCTAGTGATAGAGAGCCGGGCCAGCAACATCATAGCCAGTGCTATCAATCTGCTGGAGCAAATTGACGCCACTTTTCCGCCTGAGCAAGCAGAAAATCTCACTAGAAAACTGCTGAATGCTATCCGCACTAGAGATGCTGGCCGTTTCGAAAGAACAGTGAGACGTACCCATGCAGATTCATGAATTAACTAGGTCACAACTAAACGAAGTTGACCTTGCTGGACCCAGTGGGTTATTGTCTAAAATAGGCGCCGCTGGTCGCGCTCTGATGCAACCCGGTGGCACAAAAGACGCACTGAGAACAATCACTCCTGGTGCTGGCCAAGGTGCGTTTGGCACACATGATTTGACCATGAGTGATTTCGCCAAACGCATGCAGGCAGTCAAAAACACAGCGGCCATGAAACAAGTGGCGTCCAATCTACAGGCACAGTGGAAACAGGCCAGTAAAAGTCTTCCAGCCGCGCAGACCGCTGCCGCTCCGTCTCAAACAACAACAACTGCGCCAGGTTATAGTAGTGTAAAGACTAATGCTCCGGCTGGTATTCCCACAGTTGGTGGCTCAAAATTACCACAACCAGCAGTGGCTACGTCACCTGAATTAAACAAATCTAGAAATGAACTTGCATTACTAAAAAAAGCAACTGCAAGTTTACAAGGTGGCCCTGCATTATCACCACAAGAATTACAAAAAGTAAATGCAATTCGGGCAAGTAATAGTCAACCGCCAATACCAACACCAAAAATCGAACCAATAGTAGTCGGCAAAGGACAAAAACCATTGGATCCTAAAAATCCAGCAGATGCCGCATTGATAGCAAAAATTCAAGCGGCAGAAAAAAAATCACCTATAACTGAAGCGGCTTCACTTGGTCAACTTACCGACTGGTACAAAAAATCAGTGATTCCACAATCAATGGTGTCTCATTCAGCAGAGTATCTGGCCAATCCTGTGATCAAAAACGCTTTGGCTAAAATTTTAGCCACTGAAAACAACCCTGGCGAACAAGAGAAAGCATTTCAAGATCTTGTGGCTGCTACCAGTGTTGAAAGTCAAAAAATCACAGCAGCCAATTCGCAGACCGCAGCCGCATCGGGTGGTGCTGTTGGACAAACAAAAAGATTGTCAGGTGGTGCATCTGTGGCTGCCACCGATATTGCCAAAGCAGCCGGTATCAGTGCCAGTCAGTTGGAAGCAATTAAAAAAATTACCAGTGCTCTGTCTCCAGTACGCAGTGCAGACGCTAATACTTCAGCCTATCTAGAGGCGTTAGGATTCAACGTATCATGAAATTGTTTGAAGGTGGTAATGTATTCAAAGATGCTGACGGAAAACCATTAACACAACGCATCAATCAAACCGACGTGCCCAGCACAGTAACCTGGATAGAACAACTCACAGGACTAGAATTTCCGCGTGAGCGGTGGTTGGGCTCTACTGGTAAAGCCGCCACGTCTGGTGACCTGGACCTAGCAGTTGATGCCAGCAAAATATCAAAAGATGAACTGGCCGCACGACTAGAAGCCTGGGCTAGAAGTCATGGTCAAGATCCCAAGACCTGGGTCAAGAAGTCAGGCGAAGTACATCTACGTACTCCTATTACAGGTAGACCTGATCTTGGCTATGTACAAACAGACTTTATGTTTTTCCCTAACTTGGACTGGGGCACATTCTTCTACAATCAAGTCACACCATCTTCCTACAAAGGAATGGTTCGTGCTGTGCTAATGAGTTCGATAGCCAAACAACTGGGTCTCAAGATAGGTGCCAATGGTATGTTCAGTCGTGCCACCAATGAACTTGTGAGCCAAGATCCGGACTCAGTGGCCAAGGCCATACTAGGCCCCAAGGCCACTAAAGGCGATTTGGGCAATGTAGAAAGCATCTACTCATTCCTGGCACGTGACAAAGATCGTGACACCAAACTCCGAGACTTCCGTGAGTACCTGGCCCGAGAAGGACTCAAGGAGCCTACCCAATTAGAAGAAAGCGGTGATGTTTACTTCCTGGCACGATTGCGTGATCGTATTGTAAATCAAGGCATGTATGCTCTAGTAGAAGCAGCCAAACCTGCTGCCGCACCGGCACCTGTGGGCGGTCGGGCCAAGGGTATTGAGCACCTGGAAGATTACATATTTAGAAATGGCACAGCCGGCGTCAAAACAGCCCTAGCAATCGTGGACGCCTTTAGAGAAAACAGCAAAGTTGCATCAGTAAAATGGGATGGCAAACCTGCTGTGGTATTTGGTCGCAAACCTGACACAGGTGAATTTGTTTTAACAGACGGATCAGGATTTGAAGCAGTGGGCTATGACGGTTTGTTTACCAGTCCCCAAGCCATTGCAGACAACATGGCACAGCGTGATGCCAATGCGGCTGCCAAAGGAAATGTGGCCAATCGAGTGGAACAACTATTACCTGTGTATCAAGCCATATGGCCATACTTAGAGGCTGCCACTCCTAAAAACTTTAGGGGCTATGTCAAGGGTGATTTGTTGTACATCACAACACCTCCTGTGGTAGCAGGCAATTTGGAGTTTAAACCCAACACTGTAGAATATCGTATTCCTGTAAAAAGCAAACTAGGCACAGCCATTGCCAACAGCGAAATTGGCGTGGCAGTACATACCATGTATGAAGATGCAGGCGGCGCCAAACAACCATTGTCTAGAGTCAAATTCAACCCTGTGCCTGGCCTATTGTTGATTGAACCCATCTATGCTCAGCCAGTAGAACTTGAAAATCAGTACGTTAAAAAAATCAAGAGCCTGTTGCGAACCATGGGTCCTGCCATTGACACACTTTTCAATCCTGCAGAACTGCGGGCAATGAAAATCACAGACCTGGCAAAATTGTGTGTTGATTATATCAACCGGCGTATCAATCCCAACTATCCTGCCTACACAGGCGATTTTAGTGATCTAGTGCCAGGTTTTATGGATTATTTGAAGGCCACACAAACTCCACAAAAGTTTCGCAACATTACTGAATATCTGCGTAGTCCCAGTTCCAACGAAGGCGCATTAGCCGCTGCCTTTGTATTGTTTGAATTGCTACATGATTTGAAACTGGATTTGTTGGGCAAACTAGACACCCAAGTGCCCGGCAACGAAGGCTGGGTGTTTGCCACACCTGCAGGCTATGGCAAAGCAGTGAGTCGATTTGATTTTACTGCTAGAAATATCCAGCGAAACAACCCACCAAAAGCCTAAAATTTTGCCAATTCGATAAATAAGTGTAGGGCGAAAAGCCCACTTATTAAGGAGATTTAAAATGGCAGGATTTACAAAAACAAACGGTACCACCCAACCAGTGTTCCACATGGACACTGGCAATGCGCAGATTACTGGAACAGCCAACATTGCGGCAACTGGTTCAGTAAACTTCCAAGGTCCAAAACTAGACTTTTTCTCAGTTGTGGCTAATGGTTCATTGACAACCAGTGGTAACGTAAACGGCTACATCAATAACATTATCCAAGCAATTCAAACGCAAGGAACAGTTGCCATGTATCAAGTTAGCCCAGCGGCACCCACAGTGTTGAACTTGGCTATCTATCCAACAGGTGCTTTCACAGCCGCAACACTGTTGACCACTGCTAACACCAGTGCCACAGTTGCTTCTGGTGGTCAGAACCTACAGTTGAACAGTTCCGCAGGCAATGCTGTGTTCACCACAGCCGCAACCAACTTTGCTCCAGTCTAATCAATTTTAGATTGAGTGATATCCGCCCTGGACGTAAAAAATCCAGGGTTTTTTGTTGGCCGTAAATACTGGCATGACTACTAGGATTCGTGTGACCACTCAATTTGACTGCACAGCCACGGGAGTCACAGGACACTTTAGAACCAATGTATTGCCATTTGATGATAGAGAAGGCCAATCAGTAACTGATTTAACATCCTGGAATAGGTCAAGAAATCAACAACGCAATTGGGAAACCATACTTCAAATCATTGGATTGTATACACAGGCCCAGGACATTTCACCTACCATACACACTGCTCAAGGATGGTCGTTTGAATTCTCCACTGACTTTGATGATGTGTTTGCCGATCGTGGAGACCCATTGGGACTGCTGAAAAAAGCCTGCCAAGGTGTGCCTATGTTTGCTGACCTTGATCACACTCCCTCTACCAGTATGCTAGATCCCAACAACAACATTGAGTTTGACATAGTGGACCATAAATAACATATTGGAGCAATCATGGCTGACACCACCGACATCGAAAAGAAAAGTCTAGAAGCACATGTGGAATTGTGTGCTGAACGTTATCGTGCCTTGGAAGCCCGAATAGATGATGTCAAACAGGACACAGCAGATTTGAAGACTTCAATTCATGATGTACATCAAGCCGTGGTACAGATGTCAAACAATCGTAATGCACAATTGATTGGATGGGGCATTGGCATAATTGGATTTCTGACAGCGGCCCTGGGCTATGTGGTCAGTCACTACGTGTTAAAATGAAACCCAGTCAAAAACTTGCGGCTCTTGCTGAGCAAGAATTGCCCAAATTACTCAACAATGTCATTGTGTCAGACGGTGAAAAATACCGTGTGTTTGGATCATATGTGTTGCGTCAAAACACTCAAGGCTATGCTTTGACATATCAGGACCGCAATGTGGGTACATTTACCAGCACAAGAAGTGCTGTGGCCTGGTGCATAGCCGACAAAAACCGCCAGTATAACCTGGCCCAAGAAATACAACACCTGGATTTTGCCCTGTTGCGATTGCGTAACGACATTGAAGTTCGTGGCGGTCAAGCACAAAAAAGTCATGGAACTTTTTGGGAAACAGTCACAGCCAAAGCCGCCCACAAAAGATTACAAAGCCAGCAGATAGAAAATGAATTGACAAAATGTGTAAATCGGGCTAAATATCTACAACTTCAAGGAAGCAACAATGAAACTGCAAGAACTGGCCGTAACACGCCCCACAAAACATATCGCTAAAGTATTTGAGAGTCACTTTGACCAACGTGTGTCTTTTGATACTATGAATCCACGTCAAGTGCGTAGCATGCTTCAACGTGTGCGCGGCCTGGTCAGTGAGCATCGTGCCAGCCCCAACTTTCATCACAGCGAAAAAAATCCTGCTTATCTCAAACTCATGATGATGGAGCAGGCCTTGACTCAACAATTACGTGAATACGGAGCCACAGCCGCCGACGCTGCCAGTTCAGACCCTGCCAAAACAGCCGCATTGGCCACTGTGCAACAACAGCAAAAAAAGAAACAGATGCAGGATGAAATCAAACAAAAGCAGAAAGAAATTGCTGACTTGCAAAAGGCCATGATGAATCCCACTTTGGGCATGGCGGAAAACAACACTGGCAACTTCTTGAAAGAATCTGAAATTCAACAAGCACAGGTTGTGTTGGCCGCACAAGACATGGTTGATCGTGTGCAGAAGATGTTGGAAGACACCACCGAAATGCAATTCAAAGAATTGCCTGCCTTGATTGATTCAATCAAGAATGAAGTTGGCGCTGATCAAGCCGCCCAGTTCAACGCAGATGCTGCCGCCGCCTTGTCGGGCTTGGTACAAAACTTGCAGGCCAGCAAAGGCCAACTGGAAGCCGCATTGGGTGTGGTCACAGGTCAAGGAGGTGCTCCGGTGGTACCCGGTGCCGAAGCCGGAGCAGACATTGGAGCCGAAATGGGTGCCGAAATGGGTGCCGACTTAGGTGCTGGCGCAGAACTTGACGCCGCGGCTGCAGAGGCAGGAGCAGAACCCGAACCCGAGCCTGCCACACCAGCAGCCAGTTTGGGTCGCGGACGTAGATAATGCGCATCAACGAAGTCGGCTCTGACCATTCACATGGCACTGCCGCAAAACTTTTGGCGTTGGCTGAGTTTTTGTTAGGCCGTGCTCAAGACACCGCTGGCCAGAAACAAATCAGTATGCAGACCTTTTTGAAACTGGCACACAACATGCAGATTGATCTCACTCCAGAAACGCTGGCTGACATGGCCAATCAAGCACCACTGAATTCGGTCATAATGCCAATTGAACCCAATTCAGGTATGATCAAGTTCAAAGGTAATGATTCTGGACCTGTGCCCATGCCGGTTAACAAAGCACAAGACATTGTGGCTGCCGCAGCCAAGCGGGCAATGAAATAACTCCAAAACTAGTCAACTAAAGGTTGATCTCAAACGTTAAATATAGTATACTCAACTTCTGGAGGCCTATATGAAAAAACTTGTTGCATTGATTTTGGCTACTTTATGCGTCACGGCCATGGCTCAACACCGCCATGGTCATTATCATCATGGACATGGAGGCCATGGATGGGGTTGGGTCGCACCTGCGCTGATTGGGGGTGCTGTAGTATACGCCGCCACTAGACCGCCTGTGGTAGTTCAACAGCCTCCTGTGGTAGTACAACAACCCACAGATATTGTGTATCTGGATGGAATTGCTTACCGCCGGCAGTTGATGTTGATCAACGGTGTGTATCAAGAAGTACTGATAAGAATCTAATATGGCTGATTTAGACTTGGAACTTACTTTTGATGAATTTCGAGAATGGGCATTGGGACAAGGTTCTGATGAAGTTTTGGTTCGAGAATGGAAAGCCAATCAAGAAGTTGGTAATCACGAACACCCGTTCGCAGTTAGGGCTCACGTGGCTCAAGGTGAAATGTGGCTAAGTATAGAAGGAGTCACTAGACATTTGACCAAAGGTGACAACTTTGAATTAAACAGTCATGTGTGGCACAGTGAAAAATATGGTCCTGAAGGTGCAACTTTTTGGGCCGCAAGATTTAATTAAAATATGGCATACTCAGACAAAGTAATTGATCACTATGAAAATCCCCGAAATGTGGGCAGTTTTGCTACTTCTGACGATACCGTTGGCACTGGTATGGTTGGGGCACCTGCTTGCGGGGATGTAATGCGATTGCAAATCAAAGTAGAAAATGGAATCATAACAGATGCAAGATTCAAAACATACGGTTGTGGGTCGGCCATTGCCAGCAGTAGCCTTGTTACAGAATGGGTCAAAGGTCGAACACTTGAGGAAGCAGGATCCATACGTAATAGCGAGATTGCTGAAGAGTTATCTCTCCCGCCAGTCAAAATACATTGCTCCATCCTGGCCGAAGACGCCATCAAAGCCGCAGTAGCAGATTATCGTCAGAAAACTGCTAGATGAAATTGTCAGACATCCAATCTTTAGTATTTGAACCATCATCTAATTGCAATGCTCAGTGTCCACATTGTCCTAGATTTAACATAATTCAGGATGATGTTTTTGAGTCAACTGGAACTTTGCATCCTAATTTGACTCTCTCTAATTTGAATTTTCAAAAAATTTTGCAAAATCTATGCCTTGACCGTATGACTTCTTTGAGAGAGATCAGGATTACAGGGGATAAAGGAGATCCATTGATGAATCCTGACATAGAGATTTTGTTAGATGCAGTTACATCATTAAAAGATCGTCCAACAGTGATTTTAACTACCAATGGTAGTATTCGAAACGAGAACTGGTGGAAAAATCTTGCAAAAAAATATCCCTGGCTTATTGTTACCTTTAGTATTGACGGTTTACAAGATACAAATCATTTATATAGAGTAGGATTGAATTATACAACTATTCTCAGAAATCTTTCTGCATTCACTGGATCTGGTGGGCGGGCAATTTGGAAAATGATTTTGTTTAAACATAATCAACATCAGATAAAACAAGTTGAAAATCAAGCCAAACAATTAAATTGTGAGAAAATAATCTATACACAGTGTCAAATTGATCGTTTCAAAGGATTAGCCCAATGGCCGGTCATACAAAAAAATCACACCCACTACATTTCCCCCGCAGACATAGATCTTCCACCAACAGTGGTATTTAAACAATTACCCTTGCCAACAAAAGTTGTAAAAAAATTCGTTACAGCACATGATAAGAACTGTTCTTGGGCCAAAATTGGTAAGATTTATATTGGCTATCAAGGATATGTGTTGCCTTGTTGCATGATGCATTTTGATGCACAATTAGACGGTAAAAACAAAACTTACTTAGAAAATTTATCCCAAGGTTTTGACAATCAAAGTTTACTAAGTAACAGTATGGAAAAAATTCTTAGTAACCCTTTGTTTAATAATCAATTGGAACAGAGTCTCAGTAGTGGAAAATGGCACACTACCTGTGTCAAAAGTTGCAAACAATTGATATTAAAAAATATTTCAACCACCAAAGTATCTAACAGTCCAGCGATGTTATGACCACTTTGTATTTTTTTGGTGACAGTTGGTCAAGCGAAAAATGTGAAGTTGAAAGATTATTTTCAGCCGGACAGTACATGACAAATGAGTCAATTAAAAGTTATCCGGCCATGGTAAGTGATAGACTAAACTTACCATACAAGAATTTTTCCAAATCAGGATCTAGTCAACCTCATCTCATACAACAGTTGCTTGAGAGCGACATAAAACCAGGCGATCATGCTGTGTTTTCTCTCACTGCTGGCAGCAGACGTTTCTATTATGATGATGATGGTAAACCGCACAACATATTTGTGGATAAAAATATTGAGGCCATAAATGATTATCAAGATTGCTGGCAATCGGGATGGGTGTGTTATACTCTGTATCAATACTGCCAACAAAATTCGATTTATTGCTGGTTTTTGAACATGTTTAATGTAAGTTGGTCAGAGCAGGTACATCACCCATTGTGGAATCTAATTCCAGATCAAAATTGGATTTTACCCAAGACCCAGTGTGTATTACAAGTTTTTGATCCTGATCATTTTGCTAAATTCCAAGAATACAAAAATTCTGATTTTTACGATTGGTTACATACAAACAATACCCAAGTCAAGCAATTCATTCGACCATGTAATGAACACCCTAATCTATTAGGAAGGCGAAAGATTACTGAAATAGTATCTAACAAGTTGTCTGCGCACTTATGATAAATTTTACTGACACTGCTAGAAACAAAATACAAAAACTCGTCACAGCCAAAGGTTATGCTGGTATTCGACTGGGTGTTAAAACTACAGGTTGCTCTGGGCTGGCTTATGTGTTAGAATACGTTAAAGAATATACACCGGAACAGTATGTGATAAATTATGCACAACCTGATTTTGTTGTGCTAGTCAATCAAAAAGACAACGTGTATCTACAAAACATGACAGTAGATTATGTACGTCAAGGCCTTAATGAAGGCTTTGAATTTAATAATCCTAATATCCGTGACAAGTGCGGATGTGGCGAAAGTTTTAGAGTTTAATTTGTACAATCCAAAATTTGATTATCAACCAATTCCCCGGGTCACAATAGAGGGCCGGCGTTACTACGCCACTCCAGATGGCAACAACTTGCCGTCAGTGACCACAATCCTAGATAAAACCAAAAGTGAAGCCAGCAAGGCAGCCTTGCATAACTGGCGCAGAGCAGTAGGCGAAGTCAAAGCACAGCAGATCACTACTGAAGCAGCCAATCGTGGCACACGTATGCACACCTATCTTGAACACTATGTCAAGGAAGGCGCTATCAAAGAACGTGGTTCAAATCCTTTCTCCTGGCCCAGCCATATTATGGCAGAAACTGTGATCCAAGAAGGACTCAAAAACGTGTCAGAATTCTGGGGCATTGAAGTTCCGCTATATTTCCCCAACATCTACGCAGGAACAACAGACGGTGCGGGCATACACCTAAACGAAGAGTCAATCCTGGACTACAAGCAAACCAACAAGCCCAAAAAGCGTGAATGGATTGACGATTACTTTGTGCAACTGGCGGCCTATGCAGAAGCACACAACGAACTGCATGGCACACGCATACGCAAAGGTGTTATTTTAATGTGCGTCAAGCCCGACTTGGACGAGCAACATAACATTGTAGGCAAGCCTGTATATCAGGAATTTGTGTTAGAAGGCGCAGAATTTGAACGATACCGTAACTTGTGGTGGCGCAAGGTTGAACAGTACTACATGCTAAATATGTGATATCCAAAGGACTATCACAGTGGCAATTGTACAAGTATCTCGAATCACAAACCGTAAAGGTCTAGCAGAAAATGTGCCGCAACTGGCCGGCGCAGAATTTGGCTGGGCTATTGATCAGCGCAAACTGTTCATAGGAAATGGTACCCTAGAAGAAGGTGCTCCTGTGATAGGTAATACAGAAGTACTCACTGAGTACTCAGATGTTTTCAGTGGCCGTACACAATTTTCTTTTGGCGACCTTGTTGTCAACGCAGGCACCACCGCTACTATTGCAGACAACACAACCGATACAATTTTTACTATTGATGCCACTGCCATTCCTGCATTTGAAGTCAAGTATATGATACGCCGTGGTGTGTACACTAGAACCGGCACCTATATAGTTGTGGCCAGCACAGACGGTACAGGTGGCACGCTCGGTTACACTGATGCCGATGCTGTGCAAAACGGAGCAACTGGGGTAACCATAAATGTATCTGAAACTGCCAGCACAATTTCTTTTGGTTACACCAGCACATCAACAGAAATTG